TTATAACCTTGATAAAATAGAGATAGAAGCAATATTAAGAAAAAAAGGCGAAAAAATCGCACCTATTAAAAAACTTAAAAATGGAAAAGATGTTTTTTTACCAAAAAAAGACAAAAAATTAAAAGCAAATTCCCATCGAAATAATAGGTGCGATTTTCCAGAAATATCAAGAAAAACAATGATAGAATACTTCAAAAAAACTAATCAACATTGTGTTTTGGAAAATCAAATCATTAATCATTTTGGCAAAGAAAATGAAGAGCATATTAAAGAATTGTTAAAAGCTTTATTAGTTGATGCTACTTTAATGAAATATCAAGGGGGTTATATATTATTATAAAAAATGGATAAAATAGGAGAGTTTAAATTAAATAAAGTGTATCAAGGGGATTGTTTAGAGTTAATGAAGCAGTTACCGGATAATAGTATGGATTTAATAATAACAGACCCGCCATATGGGATAAATATGGATAAAGGTGTTGGTGTTAGTTCTAGTTTTGGTTCTTCACCTAAAACAGTTAAAAAATATGAGGGGGAAGATTGGGATAATAAAGAGAATTTTTTGAAAAATATAGATTTATGGCTCCAAGAATGTTTAAGAGTTTCCAAATCAACAGTTGTATGGTTTTGTGCGGGTAAGATGATGCCTTATATATTGAAAAATAGAGAAGATATTTTTCATAGATTGTTGATTTGGAATAAACCTGCTGGAAGTCAATATGCAGGAGCACAAAATAATAATATATGGTATTCAATGGAGCCTATTTTAGTTTTTTCAAAAAATATAGAGATAACTAAATCAAAAGGAAAGAAATCCAAATATGGATACGCTGTTTTGCAACAAAGAACTATACCTAAAAAGAAATTTAATCATCCTACAACTAAAGCAGAGCCTTTAATGAGGGAATTGATTATGCATTACTCTGACGAGGGAGATTTTATTTTAGACCCTTTTAGTGGTTCAGGCTCTACTTTAGTTAGTGCAAAACAGCTTAACAGGGATTTTTTAGGGTTTGAATTAGATGAAAACTATTGTAATACAATCAATAATAGAATAAGTCAAGAAACATTATGGACGGTGTTTGACAATACTCAAGCTCCAACTTCGTTGGAGTCGTTTAATAGGAATTTAAAGGATTTATCTACGGATAAATCCCAAATTTCTGCTAACGCAGAAACTTCTTTAAATTCCGATATTAAGTATTAATTAATATTATAAATAATAAATATAATAATTATTAATAATAGTCATATATTAAGACATTGACTTACACGGGTACCGTGATGGTCAGGAGGTCAAAAATAAAATGACAGATGAAAAAGTAACATGGGACGACGCCCTAACAAGCAGTGGGTTTGTCAAGTTAGAAACAGATGAACAAAAAATATTAGTGTTAACACATTATACCCTAGTAGAAGTAGATAAGTTCGGAGATAAACAAATAGAGTTTCAAGCAGATTGTGTTGAAGAAGATGGGGAAGCAGTAGAAAAACAGTTTACAACAATAAGTAATAGATTAAAAAAGAAACTTAGACCCATATTTGAGAATAAGACCAGTGAAGACAAAGTAAAATTATCAATACTAAAAATTGGTGATAAATATAACACAAATTATTCAATTAAAGAATTGAAGGATTAATTTATTTTTTGGGGTTCACATAATAATTGTTATGTGAACCAATTTAATATTTATTATTAAGAGATGATACTTTACAAAAAATTTTAGAACAAAGAAAAAACTGAGGTATAAAATAAAATGGAAGAAATAATAGAACGAAAAGGAATAGGACATCCTGACACAATATGTGACAATTTAGCTGAAGAATTAGGAAAAGAATTAATAAAAGAATATAAAAAACAATATGGAAAAGTTCAACATTATAATGTTGATAAAGTATTAGCTAGTTGTGGACAAGTAAATTATGAAAAAAGAAAAATGCTTAAACCAGTAAAAATAGTTTTTAGTGGTAACGCTACAAAACTAAAAAAAGTAAATAAAATACTTCAAAGAGTCACTGAAAGAGTATTAAAAAAAGAGATAAGTAGAGGATTAAAATATAAAATATATAATCACATAAGTTATGGAAGCCCGGATTTAAAAAATAATTTTGATAAAAGAAAATGCAATGATACAAGTTTTAGTGTTGGAAGTTTATTAACAAAAAAAGAAAGAATGGTTCTTAATATAGGTGAAGAACTTGAAATTTTAAGTGATAATAATCATATAGGTACTGATTATAAAATAATGTTGATAAATGATAAAATAGTGATAGCATTAGCATTAATATTAAATAATAGGAAAGAATATAATAAAGAGAAATTATTATTAAAAAAGTATTTAGAAAACAAGTTTAACATAGACATAAATATTAATATGGCTGATAATAAATTTACTTGTTTTAATACTATAACAGGCACAAGTTTAGAGCAAGGAGACGCTGGAATGACAGGTAGAGGAAACAGGTATAACGGGTTAATAACTCCAATGAAACCGATGACAATGGAAGCATATTATGGAAAAAACAATATTACACATATAGGAAGAATATATCAAGAAAGGGCTTTTAATATTGCTCAAAAAGAAAAATGTAATGTTTTGATGATTAATAATATAGGGGGTAACATAAATAAACCAACAATAATAAAATGGTAACAATAAATTATAAAGAATTAAAATGATTGTTTTTGATATCGAAACAAGTACGAAAGGTGAACCTAACCCACAAGTTGATAAACTTGAATATATTGGTTTTTATGATTTAAAAAATAAGGAGTGCATCATATATGATAAGAATCAAAAAGAAGAAATAAAAAAGGTGTTCAAGAAGCATCGAATAATAATAAGTTATAATGGTAACAATTATGATATACCCATTCTTAAAAGAGAAGGATTATATAATAATAATCATATAAGCATAGACCTTTATCAAGTACTAAAAAAGAGAGGAGAATATATAGGATTAAGAAATGAGTCATTAAGTTTGAAAAATGTAGCTAAAAAACTAAATCTTGCAGAACAAAAGCAGGACGATTTCGATTACCAATTATTAAATAAGAAAGATAAGACAAGAGAAGAAATAGGATATATCAAGAAATATTTAGAACAAGACCTTAAAACAACAACAAAACTATTTGAGCACATACATAACTTTTTTGAACCATTCAAAGAATACGTGAACGATTATAACAAGAAAACAATGAAATGGTTAACTTGCAGCATAGCAAGCTTCGCCTACAAAGCAATATGCAATATGTGTAATATTAAAGAAGAATATGACGATAATACGCATTCGAAAACATATGAAGGAGGGTATGTTACAGAACCAATAAAAGCTTACGCGAGTAACGTTATACTTTTTGATTTTAGTAGTTTATACCCTTTCTGCTTCGCACAATGCAACCTATTCAGTCCACAAAACGACGGGTGGACAAACAAAAAAATAGGAATGAAAGGGTACTATAATCCAGATAATCAAGGAAGAATAGAACAAGCATTAATGAAATTATACAAGCAAAGATATGAGTACAAGAAAAAAGGTGATAAAAGAGAGTACACAATCAAAATAATCATAAACTCATTATATGGGGCAGCAGCTAACCCAGTATTCAAAAACTTATATAATAGGACAGCAGCGAGGGATTGTACAGCAATAGCGAGATATTGCATAAAAATGGCTAGAAAAATATTCACAAAAGCAGGGTATACCTGTCTTTATTCAGATACTGACTCGATTTATGTAGAACTAAATAAAAAACAAATAAGAGAAACAGCCGAGCAAGTAGCTGATTACATAATTAACACAATACAAAAAGAGTTTTTATTCAAAGAAGAAATGTTTAAGTTCAAAATAGATGATGAAATCAAGCATATATGGTTCTTTAAAAAGAATGATAAGTTCTTGAAAAAAATGTATATATATGTAACAAAACAAGATAAACTAGTTATTAAAGGGTTACCATTAATAAAAAATGATGGTAGCAAAATAGGTTACCACATTTTTAATAAGTATATGAAGCAATCATTAATAAAAGGGAATAATGATTTTAAGTATAATGATATTAAGAAATGGGTTTATGATGAATTAAACAATGATATAAGTCTTGTTAGTAGAGAGTTCAAGGTTAAAAGTTTTGATTGGTACAAGCTTTCTTCTCAATTGCAAGCTCAGATAAGTAAGAAGTACGGGTTTGGAAGGCATTTATTAATTTGTAATGACTCGTACGGGGTGGGTATTGGTAAAAAGTATTGTACTATTAAAGAGTTTAAGGAGCAAGGATTGGGTATTCATAATATTGATTTGTCTAAGTTTTGGAGTGAGATGAAATTGTTTATTGATGATTACCCTGCTAGTGTGAAAGTTAAAAGAAATAAGAGGAGGGTTAATAATCAAAAATTACTAGAAAAATGGATAAATTAAGTTATGAAATAATTGTTGATACGAGGGAGCAGAAACCTTTATTCACAAAAAACATAATAAGAGAAGGATTAAAAACAGGAGATTACTCTATTAAAGGATACGAAACAAAAATAGCAATAGAAAGAAAAAGTTTAGGAGACTTATTCGGAACACTAGGTGGAGGGAATAAAAGATTCAAAAAAGAATTAGAGCGAAGTAAAAACCTAGAATACTTCGCAATAATAATCGACGGGTCATTCAGAGACATAAGAGATAAAAACTTTGATAACAGTTGGCGAACAAAAATGAAAGGATACGTAATAAACAAAATATTATTCACTCTACACGTAAAATACGGAATCAACATATTTATGTGCAACGACAGAAGAGAATCAAAAAGTGTAATAAAACAAATATTTGACGCGTATATAAGAATGAAACAATAATATAATATATACAATAAAATATATATTATAGTATATAAAAATTTATAAATAAGAAGAGGTATAAATAATAACATGACAAAAGAACACCTAATACCAATGAACAAAAGAACAATGAAAGAAAGACAAGCCATAGGAAGAAAAGGTGGGTCTAAGAAATCCGCAAAGAAAACACTAGCAAACACATACAAAGGATTACTAGCAAACAAGAAATTAACAGACAGACAACGACACTTATTAATATTAATGAAAGACAAAAAGTTTATTGAAGTAATAACAGAATTAATAAACGAAACAGTCGAAGAACACGATGACCCCGCGAGGAGGGATAAAGCCGTTGAACAATTACAACGAATGCTGCCACAAAAAATATTACAAATCAATGCTAATGTTGATAACGTACCTGACGAAGTGTTTGATTGTGAAGCTCACTTAAAAAAAATAATGAGTAAAGAGGATAAGAAAAAATGTTTAAAAACAAATGGAAAGAAAAATACAAAGAGTTAATAAGAGAAGTAAAAGAGAGAGATGAAGAATTCACAATACCTTACAATAAGGATGAATTAAGTAGTATTGTTTGTGACTTAATAGGTATTGATACTTTTTTTGAGTACGCTAACACTAATAAAAATTTTTTAGCTTTCACTAATCCTAGAGGTACTTTTATTATTGGTGACGATTTTTGGGTACAACTAGATGACCCTAGTGATGAATGGCAATTTTTAGACCCTGTTATATTAAAATTCACAAGAGAGCAAGTGGAATTATTAGATGAATTAATAGGAAGAAAACTTTAAAAAAAAAATGAAAATAGAAAAAGAATTAGAAAAAATAAATGAAACATTACAAGAATCATTAACTCCGAGAGGTTCATGGATAGCATTAATAATATGGTTGCTATTATGTTGGCCTATAGCAGTGATTTATTTTTTTATGAGAAGATGGTAAAATGATTATTGACGTTGAAAAGTTCACTAAACCTGAATTGCAAAGAGAAGTAGATAGATTGTTGGATAGACTTAAATACGTGGAGTCTGAGAATAAACAATTGAGAACAGAAATTAAAATGGTGAAATATGCTAGTAAAACTAAAAGCTAATAATAAAACAATAATACTTGGCACTCACACTAATATTGTGTGGATTAGAATGCAGAACTGTATTGATAATAATCAAGGTAATGTTGGAAAGTATGGTTTAGAAGAAATTCTTGATTTTATTGTTAAAGAATTACTTTTTTTGGGTTGGAAGATTGTTTATGATTATGATAAAGCACGAGATAGTAATTGTAAGGTTCATGTTGATTTAGAATTAATTATTGATAATAACAAGTTAACGTTTCAGTAAGGTTATAAGATATAGTATATTATATATATTATAAATAAGTTATAGTTAATAGTATAGAAAGTTTATAAATGAGAATAACTTATGACCAACTAAAAACTGTATTGGAAACAACTCCAAAAAAGCATTTAAAAGCAACACTGAAATATATATTCTCATTCAAAGAAAACATAGACACGTTCGGATACTACTTCTTTCCAGACGCGTGCACGAGCAAAAGCGCAAAGTTTCACAAAGAAATACACAAACTAATATTAAACAAAGAACACGTAGCAATAGCAGCGCCAAGAGGACACGCCAAGAGCACAGTAGTGGGACTAATAGACTTATCATTTATAATAGTAAACAAACTAAAAAAGTATATAGTATACATGAGTCAGAATCACGAAAAAACAATACAATTCGTAGAACCAATCAGTACAACGTTCAAAACAAATGAGAGAATCAAATTCGTGTACGGAGACCTAAGCCCTAAATCATTAAAAGATGAAATAACAAAAAAGGATAGACAAGACTTAATAGATATAGGTGGAGTAAGAATACAAGCAGTATCGTTTAACAGAAATATTAGAGGATTCAAATATATTAATCAGAGACCAGACTTAATCATTGGTGACGACATAGATGATGATGAGAGAGTAATAAACCCTGACCTTAGAGCAAGGGACAGAGATAAATTAATGAAACAAGTATTACCATCGTTATCTGAAGGCGGGCAGTTTAAGATGATAGGTACAAACTTACACTTTGACTGTTTATTAATGAACAGAATAAAGCATTATAATGGAAGAATCTATAAGGCTTGTGAACTAAATGATGATGGAAGCATAGACGAATCAACAATTCTTTGGCCCGAGTTCTGGAGTGTTGAAAGATTAGAAAAAGAAAAAAAGAATATTGGGTCAGTTGCGTTTTCATCAGAATACCTTAATAATCCTATTGAGAACACTGCTAGTATTATTAAAAGGGTTTGGATTAAGAAGTGTTTGGATGAATCATTATCTTATAAGGAAGCTAAAGCTATTAAGTATGAGGAGAAGAAGCAGGGTTGTGATTTCGCTTTTGGTGACAGAGTTATTAATGATAGGAGTGCTTATATATGTGTTGGTTCAAATCCTGGTGATAAATACACAATATTTGATATTACTCCTTTTAAAGGATTGTCTATAACAGACCAGTTTAACAGGATAAGTAAAAGACATAACGTGTTCGAACTAGATGAGACTGTTATGGAAGAGAATAGCATTAAAAGTATGACAAAAGAGTTATATAAGTGGAATTTCGATTACTACCTTATATGGACTGGTGCAAGTGATACGGCTGCGAAACTAAAACCCACAGCTGAGTTCCAAGATAAAAGACACACTGTGAGTAAAAAGAATATGATTCTTAGATTAAGCGCTTTATTTGAGAATGGAGAGTTCAGAATTCCTTATAAGACCGAATCTGATAAACGTATTACTGATGAATTAATCGGTGAATTGTTAACTTTTGCTTTGGATAACGGTAAATTAGTTGAGATTGGTGTTCATGCTGATTTGCCTATTGCGTTAGCGATGTGTATGGAGCGTATGAGTAATGATGATTCAGGAGGCGAAATGGTATGGATATAAAAACGAGGTGGTTACTAAATTAAAATGGTTGGAATAGGAGATTATTACGAATTATTAAGTTGCCCAAAATGTGGTGGTAGCAAGAGTCACAAAAGCCACACATACGGTTCTTATAAAGTGTATTTTAACGGTGACATTATGAAATTGAAGTGTAAAGCGTGTTGTTACGTTCAAAGATTTCGTATAATACGGGGAGGAATATAAAAATGGAAGAAGAAAAAGCAAAATGTGAAAAATGCGGTGACACAAATGTTCATTATAGAAAAGGTTGTTTGACTTGTGGTTATAATGGAGAAGCGCAAGAAGAAACATTAATTAACATTCATAATGAAATGAAAGCTATAAATATAAAATTTGACAAGATGATAACTTTATTAAAACGTCTTGTTGATAAAATGGAGTAGGAGGAAATAAAATGGCAGAAGTATTAAGAATGAAAGACATAAACCAATTATTAGAAAATGATAGGTTAAAAGCAGAAATAGCAATCCTTATAGAAAGAGGAAAACTAAAAACATACGAGGTAAAAATATGAAGGATGAAATAAGAACTTTAACAAAAAAAGGTGACGAGTACGAATTAGTAATTGATAATAAAGAAGCTAAATGGTACCAGAAGAAAGTATACAGCAAAGACGAGATGAAAGATAATTACAGAGCTATAAAAGCACAACTTAACCAGTTGAAAGCTCAAAAAGCTCAGATTAGTAAAATGTTGAAGAATAAAAAAGATTACACCGAAGAAGAATTAAAAATTAAGGCAGTGTTCGATAAGTTTATAAAAAATCAACAGTTGGATAAGTCTCGTCAAGATTTCGAACGTATTAATAAAGATATTGAGTTGTTCGAAAAACAAAGTAAAGAGATTGAAGGCGTGTTGCCTGAGGTTAAAAGACTTTAATCTTTTCTTTTTTTTTATTATATACTCTAATATATATATTAAAATAAATAGTTTTAAAAAGATTAAAATAAATAATACTGTATAATATGACGACCCATCACTCTTTACGGGGTCTGATTAGTAAAACATACAAGGAGATGATATAATATGGCTCTACCAAAAGATAGAAATGATAGAGAGTACCAAAAGTTTATTGAGCGTGATGATGGTCAAACAGCAGTCGCGGTTGATGTTGAAGTTTCTGATAAAGCAGCAGGAGGAAGTTTATCAGCAGAATACAAATCCCCAGAAGATTTCTCAGCTACTTATACTAGTTCAAGTACTATAACACTTAGCGGATTACCTTTCACAATACATGATAGTTCACAAATATCTTACGTTAAAGTAATAACATCAAGTAATACTAGCACATTATATACTGCAGGAGCAGCAAATATTAGTTTTAGTGTGTCAAGTAATGTTCTAACAATATACGAGTCAGGAACATCTATAACATCTCTTGATAGTGGTGACGTTTACGGAATAGGTATTAATTCTCAAACAAAAAGCTATGACCCGAGCACTAATAGTACAATGACTAGTGAGTTAAATCCTGAATATGCACATTATACTAGCACAGAACATATTATTGATGAAGCAGATATTGCAGCAGGTACTTACAGAGTAGTTGTTGATATTGAAAGTTATAAAAACTTTGGACTACACTTAAAAGGTAGTGGTGGAGTTACTTTTACAGTATGGGCTTCTTTAGATGATACAGCAGATGATACTGCAGATACTGGATGGGTTGATATAAGTTCAACTATTCTTGGGGCTGCAAGTCTTGTTGATAGTGAAGGTATTTATTTTATTGATTCACAATTCGTTTGTGATAGGCTAATGATAAAATATGTTACTAGTGATGCAACTAATGCTGTTGACGCTTGGATTAAAAAAGCTTAGGAGGATAATAGAATGACTTTTACAAATTATGATAATAATGAAGAAGCAGTTGAGCCAAGAGTTTTAACTGTGGAAGAAAAAATGGGTTTAACTGATGATTTTATTGCTGGTAAAACTATTACTGGTATTAAGCATGAAAAGTTTATCCCTACTAGTTTAATTAAACAAAGTTTTAATAAGAAAAAAGCTATTGAAAAACATGTTGTTAAACTTATGAGACAACAAGTCTTGATTAGTCCAGCAGTGTATGGTGAAGATGGAGAATTAGTTAGCGAAGCAGTTTATAATAATAAACCTTCAACTCTTACTGGTTTGAAATCTGTAGCTTATGAAGCTTTTTCTAGTTGTGACCAAGAAGCTTTTGATTATAATGTTGATAAAATTGTTGAATCAGCAACTACTAGTGGAACATGGACATCGTTTAAAGAAGTTTTTAATTAATTTTTTTTAGTATAGGTATTTTAAGATGAGAGAAGCAACTAACAGTCCTTATAAAAAACTTGTATTTAGAGAGACTTTTAGAGACGAGCAAACTGTTCGTAAGAATGGCGGTGTTCCAACTGATGTATCTTTTAATGAGGGTGTTGGAGAGTTTAATGGAAGTAGCTCAGATATAAAATATCCAACAATAAATCTTAAAAATAATATTTCTATAAGATATAAAGGCTCAGTAATAGATGGTTCTAATGGTCATATATATTATTGTGGTCAGGCTGGCGAAGGTTGGTATTTTTCAATAATAAATGGTTATTTTAGAATTACATTATTAGGAGTAAAAGATATAAGTTTTGATGGATATCCTGTAAGTTTACCATTAGCAGAAGATACTGACATTATAATAACAAAAAATGGAACTTCATATAAATTATATATAAATGGTGAATTAAAAGACTCTCAAACTGAAGATGGTACTTATATAAAAACCAATATGCCTCTTTATATGTTTTATAACGGGTCATCATATGCTTTTAGTGGTAATATTAATTTAACAGAGATTTATAAAGGAACTCTTACTGCTTCTGAAGTTGCTAATCTTTATAATAATACTTGGAACTCTGAACAAAGTTTTCCAGGAACACCAAAAGGGAATAATGTTATAGTTAATGGAACTTTTGATACAGATACAGGTTGGGCAAAAGGAACTGGTTGGACTATAAGTGATGGAACTGCTAATTGTGATGGAACAAATGGTTCTGATTTATATCAAAATCAATCAGGTTTAATTGGTAAAAAAATAAAAGTTACTTATGATGTTAAGAATTATGTAAGTGGTAGTGTTCGTTCTTATCTTTATGGAACTCCTGTTATTGGAGAAAGCAGAAGTGCTAATGGTACTTATACTGAGATATTACAATCAATTCCTGGTAATAATGGTAATTTTGGTTTTGATAGTGTGAATTTTGTGGGAAGTGTCGATAATGTTATGGTTCAAGAAATCAATCCTAGAACTCTTATTGATTTTGATTCTACTAATGGGAGTATTAAAGATAATCAAGTTGGAAGTATTGTTGGAGAACAACTTTGTAAAGACGCAGAATTTGATTCAGATGACTGGGCTGCTAGTACTGGTTGGGCAATAGTTGATGGTGTTGCTGAAGCTACTGCTACTACTGATACACTTATTTCTTCTAGTTTAATAACTGCTGGAAAAACTTATCATTATAGATTCAATGCTACTGTTAGCAGTGGTGATTTTAGGTTATGGGATGGTGGAACATTTTTAACTGACTTAATTAGTTCTTCAGGAACCTATGAAGGAACTTTTACAGCAGGAAGTGCTAATTTTTATTTTGATGGTTCTAGTGCTTTTACTGGTTCTATTAATAATGTTACTTTATTTGAAGTTCGTGATGACCTTGATATTACTGATGTTGAAGTTAAAAAAATAGGGTCTAATTATGCTGCTGATTTTAATGGAACATCTTCAAAAATAGACCTTAATACTAATATGATAAATACAAAAGCTGTCACTGTACTTAGTTGGGTTAATATAAAAAGTAATGGTGAAAACGGTAATGGTCGAATTATAAATGAAGGTCAAACAATATTTTATGTCAATAACAATAGTATTAAGTTTTCCTCAGATAGTTCTTCTTTTACTAATAGTGATAATATTGATTTTAATATAGTAAAGTTTGTTGCATTAACAAGAGAAAGTGACGGAACAGTTAATTTTTATATTGGAGATTTAGAAACAGCTCCTGCTCTTAGCGGTGTGGCTGACCAAGATAGTGGAACTCCTACTGCTGGAACTACTAATGTGGTTATAGGTAATAATGATGGAGCAAACAGAACTTTTGATGGCCTTATTCCAAAATTAAAAGTTGTTGAAGGAATACTTGATATTGATGAAATAACTCGTTATTGGAGTGAAACTCGTAAAGAGGTAAAGTAAGAATGGCAAAAATATTTGAAACAGATTTTAGAAAAGGACAATGGAAAGAATACATTAATGGAATCACTCCTAGTAATGCTGGAACAGAATTAAAAGTTGCAGAGAAAGGAATGTGTTTAAGATGTGCTGAAGAAGCTGATAATCTTATTTATACTAAAACTTTAACTGGTGAAAGATATTATGAAGCATTTGTTGATATTCAAGGTCCTAATAGTGCTTTTGTTGGTTTTGCTGCTAATGGGTGGGCTTATCTTGGTGGTAATAGTTTAACAACTTTTAGTTTAAGAAAAGCTGTTGCTAATTATTCTACTTGGTCTTCAATTCCTAGTCTTAAAGGTATTCATCATATTGTTGTTTATGACCCTGGTGATGGACAAACTGATACTGCTGATGCTCTTCTTTGGATTGATGGTGTAGCTTATGGTAAGGGAGGTGCTACAACTACAGCTGCTGCTGAAAATTTTATAAAAGTTGGTTTTAATAATAGTTCTTATGATGATTGTAATTCTAAAATTTATTATTTTGGTATTCATAGTGGTAAGCCTACTACTAATTGGGTTGCTAGTAGAAACGAGATGTTTTTAAATAGTTCTTATTTTGTTGAACAAAAGAGAAATTTTACTTATCCTAAACCTACAGACCTTAGTTATGAAGTTGATAGTAAAATAGGAGATGTTGACACAACTAGACCTATGGATTTTGATGATGATAATTGGTTAGGAACTGCAACTACTGTAGATAATGATTCTTTTAGCACAACAGGTGCTAATGAATATTTATATAAAAGCATTTTTTCATCTGATGATAATGGTAAAAAGTTTAAATTAGTAGTTGAATGTTCTAGCAGTGCAGGTGGAACTTTTACAGTGAGAGGGTTAGTAGATAAAATATTATATAATGGTTCAAATAGTGTAACATTGAATGAAGGAGTTCACGTTATTGATGTTGAAGTTTTAGATTCTAGTTACACTGTTTTTGAAGGAGATACTGCTAGTAGCACATACACATTTTCAGTGAAAGAAATTAGACCTGTTTCTGGTCTTGTTGCTGCGTATAATATGATTCCAAGTCCTAATGGAATATTAACAGATATTAGTGGTAATGGGCATAATGGAACAATTAATGGATTAATTTCAACTAAAGATGGAATGAAGTTTAATGGAGCAGGTAGTAATTTTACATTATCAACAATTACTTTAGCAGACGACACTGAATGGAGTGTTTGTATGAGAGGTAAATTTAATCCAAACACAACAGCATTTAGAGGATTATTAACAGATAATACTTATGGTATTGGTGTTTCAACACAGGGGTTAAGATTTAGGCGAAGTAATGATGGAACATATTATATGTTCTCACAGACTATAGACCCAAATAAAGAGTATGATGTAGTTTATTCTGTTAGTGGTGATGACATGTCTTGTTATATAAACGGAGTGTTGATTAGCACACAAACAATTACAGATACGTCTCTTAATTTTAGTTTATTTGCTTATTGGGCAGGAACATATACTGAATGTGAAATACAAGATTTAAAAATTTATAATTATGCTTGTACTGCTCAACAAGCTCAAGCTTATCATAACAGTTTTAATAAACTAACTCTTAGAGAAACTTTCTCAGATGCTGGAGCAGATGAAATTGTTAAAACCCCTAGAGAATGGATTAAAGGAACTGGGGATTATAAAATAACCGAGGAAGATTATGATGTTTAAAAAAGTTTTAACTTGTGAAACTTCAGGTACTATATCAACACAGTCAAAATTCGCATATGGGTGCTGGGAGTTTGATGTAAATAAAGGAGCTGATATTAATAATTTAATAGCTTCATTCGCAATAGATTCTACTTCAAGAAGTAATGATAATGGATATGATTTTGTAATTTTAGCAGATGAATCTTTAACTTTAAGGTCACGAACAAATGGTTCTAGTGGTGCATTATTTGTTACAGATACTTCATATATCGACAATAATACTTGGTATCGTTTAAAGGTTGCTCGTCTTGCTAGTGAAGGAGTGTTTAAAGATATTCCAACATTACACACAGAAACATTTAAAAACGATGATACTGGTGCAAACCCTTACACTACATTTACTGCTATTGGAACAAATGGTTTTAGTGCATCAGGACCAAGAAACGCTTGTTGTGGAACTGATAGAATATCTATTACAGTAGGAGAAAAATATTTAGTAGAGTTCGATGCTAAAATTAATAGTGGTGTTTTTGATTTAATGTTCAGGTCAAGTATAGGTTTTACGCCTGGTCGTTCTAACGAAGAATTTGGTTATGAAGGACATAACAAGATAGTTTTAACAGTAATTAGTAATGATGCTGATGCTGCAATAGTATTTCATGCAGATAATGGTTCAGCAGATTTTGAAATAACAAATTTTAAACTTAGCAAAGTTTATGATAAAGACACTTTCGCTTGTTTCATTAAAGGCGGTGATTTTGGAAGGGATAATTGGACTCTTATAGAAGCAGATAGTGGAGACAATCCAGTCGTTGATTCAACATACGATACAAGTAAATATATAACACTAGATTTAGATGCAGGAGATAAAATAACAAATATTAAACACAAAAAACAGGTTGAACAATAATGGTAAAACTAACTAACGGTGAGAGGATGGCGATTTTAGAGACAAAAGTAGATAATATAGATAAAACTATAAACAAAGTAGATAAAAAACTAGATAACTTATGTGATGAACTACCAAAAGTTTACGCTACAAAAAAAGAACTAAATGATGTTAAAAACACACTGTTAGAAGCTGATAAAAGACAAGATACTAAGAACGATTCTAAATGGGACTGGATTAGTAAGAACTGGTTTCAAATTTTACAAATGATTGCAATATTAATAATTGGTTTAATTGCTTCTAGAGGAGGATTAGTATAATGGGATTTTTAGATATGTTTAAAACAAAAAACACTGAAACAAATAATGAAACAAACAGTGAAATGATAATCAATGAGGGTTCTGGTATTCATAAAGCGTATATACCCGAGTTCTTATATAAACCACCCTTCGGTTACCCCCGTAAAGATAACGTGGTATTAATGCGTGAATTAGCTAAGAACCCTTATATTTATAGTGTTGTTAAAACCTTATGTGATGAAGCAGCATCAACTCCTTATGACATTGTTCCAAAAAAAGATGTTGATATGACACCCGAATTAGAAGCTAAAAGAACGGAGATTCTAAACTTTTTTGATAATCCTAATAGTAACAAGGAAAGCTTTAAACAAATCATTAGAATGGTTGTTAAAGACGTTTGCGAGGTAGACGCAGGATTAATAGTTAAAGCATATAACGAGTTTGGTGAGTTCAAAGAAATATATGCGCGTGACGGTGGAAGCTTCTTACTAAACCCAGATATTTATGGTTATTTAGGTAACAGAACAGATTATGTTGAACCAATACCTATTAATTATTACAGTGCTACTCCTAGTAGTGGCCCTGACTGGCAAGCTACTATGAACGCGTATAGTTTAGCCTATAAAGAAACAGCAGCTTATTTTCAATATGGTGTAACTGGTATGGCTTTACCTGTTCCTTTCGGTAAAAAAGAAGTAATATATATTAAGCAAAACCCTCAAAGCAATAACATTTACGGCGTTAGTCCTATTCAAATACTTGCCGATATTATTACGACTTTAGTATATGGTAGTGCTTACAATTTAGATTTTTATATGAACAATAACATGCCTGAAGGAATAATACAATTAATCGGTATGAAAAAAGAGAATCTTAAAGGTTTCCAGCAACGTATGCAAAAACAAATAAGAGTTAAAGACCCAAAAACAGGTTTTTGGAGAAAGATAGGATTTAAAGTCCCAGCTGTTAACGTTGAAGCTAAATTCACTCCTTTCCAGTTAGACCCTAAAGTAATGCAGATTATTGAGCAACAAGACTGGTTTAGTAGACTTGTATGGGCTTGCTTTGGTATTACTGCTGATGAAATGGGTTTCACAGATAAAAGTAATAAAGCTGTTAGTGCAGCACAAGGAGCTGTGTATAAGCGTAAAGCTGTTAGACCAATTCTTGGATTATTAAAGGTGCACTTTGATAAAGAAATTATTACAGAATTCGGCGAAGACTTACATAAATCGTTAGAGTTTAAATGGGATGACTATGACTTAGAAGAAGACGCAAAAAAACATTCTTTGCTAGAGCAAGAAATTCGTATGGGTATTAAAACTCCTGAAATGGTTGCTGATGAGTTAGGAATCGACACAACTGTTCTTGAAGCTTCAATGACTAAAAAAGAAGAGAAAGAAATGGAGAAATTTGAACAACAAAATCAATTATCAGGATTTGATAAAGAAGAACAATTTCCAAATAAAAACCCAGATGTTAAAGCAATTAAGTATGAAAATGATTTAGAAAAAGAATTAGTAACTAATTTAAAACAAAAAAGTAAAGAAATAATTAATTCAATAAAAAAATTAGATAAATCAGAATTGGATAAGATACAATGATTGATTCAGAGTTAAAAAATATTTTAAAAGATTTAGTTAATAAGTTTATCAAAGTATTAAACGTTGGATTATTAACAGATGAAGTATTTGTAGAAATAAAAAGAGGTTACGATAAAGGATTATTAGATGCAGAAAAACAATTCAATATAAACTTTGTGCGTAACGAGCAACGATTACAAACACTTCAAAAATATGTTTTCGATAATATTAAAGATATGAACGAGGATATTGCCGGTAAGCTTAGACAAGTTATTAGTCGTGGTATTATTAATCTCGATGATTCAAAAAAAATTGCTAACGATGTTCAAAAAGTAATGGATACTAGTATTGAAAGAGCTAGAATGATTGCTAGAACGGAGATGGTAAGAGCTCAGAATATGGGTCATATTGATGCTGCTAGACAAACAGGATTAAAGTTGATGAAGAAGTGGGATGCTCACTTAGATAAAAGAACTAGTCCTATATGTAGAGCGCTTGATGGTAAAGAAGTTCCAATGGACTCAAAGTTTGTTTATCAAGGACAAGAGTTTGATGCTCCCCCTGCTCACCCAAATTGTAGGAGCACATTACTATTTATACAAAAGTGAAGGTGAAAAAATGATTATGACAATTAGTTGGATTCAGTTTCAACAACATTATATGAAAACAGACCAGCTAATATTTGTGGTTGAAGAATCAAATAATTGGTGTTTATATGCTAGTCAAGGAATGATTATTGTTAAATGTGTGGTTAATAAGAGTGAAAGTGCAGAAGAAAACTACGCTTTTGTTGATAGACATTTAAATAATATGAATGTTGTTAAAGCAGAATATGTTATTGAACAAAAACCTATTAAATTAAAGGTTGAATAGTATTATATACTTTAATATATATATTAGAATAAATACTTTTAAAAAGATTAAAAATAAAGGTGATATATAATGAAAACGTTTAAATTTTTAACAAATAGCATAGAATTCGAATCAAAAGGATTAAAAGGTGAAAGAGAATACTATGTTAAAGGCTATATTTCTACAGATGAAATAGATAGAGCGAATGAAGTAGTTACTAGAGAAGCAATGAAGTCAATGGTTGAACAAATAAAGGCGGGTAGTGTTAAACTAGATATTGAACATTCAACCTTTACAGGCGAAAATGATATACCAGTAGGTAAAATATTAGATGCTGGAATAGATGAAAACGGTGTATGGGTTAAATGTACACTTAATAAAGCTCATTCAAGATTTAACGAGTATTGGAAAAGTATAAAAGATGGTTTCTTAGATGCTTTTAGTATTGCTTATAAACCTTTAGAAATAGCTAAAGATGTTATTAACGGTACAGAAATTACTTTACTCAAAGCAGTCGAATTGTTAAACGTTGCTATAACGGGTAATCCTGTTTGTAGAACAGCAAAAATGACTGAGAGTTTCTATAAATCATTAAAATATATTAATGAATATAAATCGGAGGAGGATGCAAAAATGACCGAAGAAGTAAAACCAACTGATGCACCAGTTGCTGATGTTAAAGAAGTAAAAGAAGAGGTTAAAGAAGAAATTAAAGAAGAACCTAAAGAAGAGGTTAAGGAAGAGATTACAGAGAAACCTAAAGAAGAAGTAAAAGAAGAACCAGTGAAAGAAGAAGTAAAAGAAGAACCTAAAGAAGAGGTTAAGGAAGTAAATCCTTTGGATACAATAAAAAGTCTACAAGGTGATATAGCTGAATTAAAAAGTAGTAACGACAAATTAGAAGCTGAATTAAAAGATTTAAATTCTAGAATACAAAAACCAGTTCTTAAAGCAAGAGCTAACACAGAAATAAAATCTGAAGATATTCCAGCTAAAAAACATAATCCTTTGGATATGATTTAAAACAAACAAAATAAATTAACAAGGTGAAAACAAATGGCAGAAACAAAGAGTTTTGGTGCAGGCGACATCGCAGGTGCTTATGAACAAAGTTTTGGTAATTTACCAAACAAAACAGTATATCAAGATAGTTTCGGATTAAAATCAGGAGCAAAAATTGATATGAGAGAAAAAGTAAAAGGAGCTTTTGATGTTGGATTAAAAGCACATTCAACTACTAGTGGTGGAGCAGGAACTGCTGGTTACGCAATGATTCCGGTTTATGTAGACCCAAGAGTTATTGACACTACAAGAAAATACACTCCTTTAGTAGAATTAATTCCAAGAGTAACTAATCAAGGAATGTATGCAGATTACAACAAGATTACAGCAAAAGGTGGAGCTTTTACAGCTGCAGAAGATGCAAGTCTTAGTGAAACAAATACTACTTATGACAGAGCTAGTACAGCAATTAAGTTTATTTACGCAGTTGGAAGAGTAACAGGTCCTTCAATAGCAGCTCAACCAAGTTATGTTTTAGCTGGTATGATGCCTGGTAGTGGAGCTACTGGCGCTTTTAGCGACCAATCAGCAAGTAATGCTTTACAACAAGAAGTATTAGTAAAAACTAGAGAAATAAGAGAAAAAGAAGAATCATTAATTGTTAATGGTGATGCTTCAACTACTTCAACAGATTTTAGTGGTGTTGTTACATTAATGAGTACTACTAATACTGTAGCAAAAGGAACTACTGCTCTAGAATTAGGAGATATTAATACAGCAATACAATACGCTTTTGATGATGGTGGAAGACCTAACTTAGCAGTTTGTTCAAGTGGAGTATATACTGATTTATTAGGTTTATTAACTCAAAAAATCGGTTACTTAAAAGCAGAAGCTGAAGTATTTTGGGGATTTACTACAATTGTATTACACACAATGGTTGGTTCAATACCAGTTGTTCCAAGTATGTATTTAAGTAATGCTAGTGGAAGTAAAGCTATATATTTCTTAGATATGAGTGTTGTAGAAATGAGAGTACTTCAAGATATGACTTACGAAGAATTAGCAAAAACTAATGATTCAAAGAAATTCATGCTTAAAGTATACGAAGCATTAATTATTAAAAACACATCTTTCTGTTCATCAATTACAGGAATAAGTGCTTAAACATAATTAATTTTTTATTTTTTTTTTATTATTAAATATAAAGGTGATTTAAGATGACAAACACAAACGTTGCAGTTACTGAACTTTTTCCTAATGGTGGCATCACTAATGGTGGTTACAAGTTAGGATATATTGATTCAGGAGCTAAAGCAGCACAAAACGACACTTGGACAGTTAAGAATGCGTCAACAGTTTTACTTGCTTGGCCAACTCTCGATGCTACAGGTGCAGCAGAAACACACACAATATCAACTAATGTTATTACATTAACAGGTGCAACAGGAACAGCTTGTAGTGCGTTGATATTATATAAAGAATAAACGAGGTATAAATTAAAATGGCAGCAATAGATATTGGAGATTGTACGGTTACACAAGAATCTTTACCAGGATTTAATATTTGGAAAATAGTTACACCAGCAACAGCTGATGATGCAGATACAGTAGATGTTAGTTCTATTATTGAAGCAACAGAAATTGTTAGTGCAAGATGCACTGCAGCAACAGATGGTAATTTACCAGTAGCAGCAGTAACAGAAGCAGGAGTGGCAACTATTCCAGGTTCTACTGATAACGAAGCAAGAACTATTTGGATTTTAGGTAAAAACGTATAAACATAACTGATTTTTTTATTTTTTTTTATTTTTTTGAACAATTTAGGTGATTATAATGGAAGAAGAATTTGAATTAAAGGCTGATGAATACGGAAGACTTGCTCTTGTTAAAAAAGAAAAAAAGAAAAAGGTTGTAACCAAAAACATTAAGTCTTTAAAAAACGTTAAAAACAAAGTTAAAAAGGTTAAAAAGAAAAAGAAGTGATTAGAAAATGTATTGTTCATCAACTTATGTATACGGAATGGCAGGAATAACTTCAACAGAAGTTGCAGAAACACATGTTAATAATGCAATATTAGCAGCTGAGTCAGTTGTTGATAGATTAACAAATACCACTTATTGGCATATAGAAAATAGTGGAACTGCTACTAGTGCGACAACTAATACTTTAACAGAGATAAGTATTGGTTGGACAGCTGATGAATACATTAATGAGTACGTGTGGATTTACAGTGGTACAGGTAATGGTCAAGTAAGATTAATAACTGATAACGACACTGATACTTTAACAGTTGAAGAAAACTGGGACACTACTCCTGATAATACTTCTAAATACAGAATAATTCATACTGGAACAAATGCACACGTAGAAGAAGAATTAAGAGATGGCGATGACACAGATGAACTATTTTTAGATAATTATCCTTTAAGATTATTAGAGGAAGTAACAATAGATAGTACAAGTGTAACTCCTAGTTACATTTATCAATATAAAGAACAAGGACGATTAGTTCTTAGTAGTGATGCTGAAGCAAGTAATTGGGTTAGTAAAAAAGCTCAATTAAATGTTTTAAAATACTGGTTTGGTGTTTATCCAATGATTGAATTAGTTAAAAGATTAACAGGTATTTATGCATCTCTTTTCATATTACAAACACAGATGGGAACAACTCACAATATTCCATCAACTTATAGTTTACCAGAAGGAAGTGTAACTATAGGACAAGCTTATATTAATATTAAAGGAACTTGGGATACTCTTATGAGAAATAAGGTGTATATGGAACAAGTAATTCCTAAATACGCAAGCTTTTTTGCGTAAACTCACAGACGAGTATAAACAGAAAACCTGGAGGTTAAAAGAATGAGTATAAATTTTGCGTCCGTAACTTACGAGACGATGATAGATAATTTTTCTAAGACTATTTCTAGAACTCCAGTAACAAAAACTATTAGTAATGTTAGTGGTCAAGAAACTTTAACTGAAGGCTCAGCTAGTAATATATCTGGCGCTTTTTTTAGAAAAGAAGATGCTTGGAGTCAAGATAAAGAAGGATTATTTCAAGGAGCAGATGCTATATTATTAGTTAAATCAGGTGTGACTATTAATAAAAATGATAAATTAACTTACGATTCAGAAGATTACAGAGTTGTGAAAGTTATTGAAAGACGATTAGGCACAACACATTTTTATAATATGGCGAGGTGTTTTTTGATATAATGGTTAGCATTGAAGAATGTATTAAAAATTTTAAAAACGGGTTAGCTAATGATTTAAGAAATGAATTAGTACAAGCTGCTCCTGTTGATACAGGTTTATTAAAAAATACTATCAAAGTAGATATTAAAGATGATGAAATTATTATTACAATGCCAGAATACTCTATTTATTTGGAATATGGAACTGGTATATTTGGCCCAAAAAGGCGGCCTATTACACCAAAAGAGGCCAAAGCATTAAAGTTTAGTATTGGTGGTAAAACAGTATTTGCTAAAAGTGTTAAAGGAATGACACCACAACCTTTTATTAGACCGACATTTCATCAACACTTTATTAATATTGTTAAAAAAAATGCTAAGAAGCATTTTGCAGAGGTAAATAAATGAGCGTCACAGGATTATTAGATGAACAAAAAATAAAAGAAGAGTTAGCAATACTTTTAAGAAATAGTGATATATTTACTACAACACAAAGAGGTGTTACTACAAATTCTGATACAGGAAGTTTTAGTTCAGCATCTTCTCACACTCTTAGTACATCTCCTACTTTAGTAAAAAACGTTAGAAATGTTGTTGTTGATGGTTCAACGTTAGTATTTGGAACAGATTATCTTGTAAATTATTCAACAGGAGTTATATCTTTTACTGTATCTCAAACAGGTGCTTACACTATTAGTTATGATACTGGTTCAACTGATAAAATATTTACAGATTTTCCTAAAGTAGAATTAAAAATTAGTAATTATCCTAGAATAGCAATAGGTGTTACGAGTACTGTTAGTCAAGAAAATGAACTAGGAGCACATAGTAATATAACAAATCACATTATTAGTATATATGTTTATGCTATTGGAACAGAAAACACAAACAATTATATTAAAAGTATTAGAGAAGTAATTCTCGAAAACAAAAACGATTTATACTATTTAAGGTTTATTACCCCTACAAATGTTAGTCCAATGATTAATGAACCAGCTAGAGGAGATAAAGTTTATACACAAGTATTAGATTGTAATGCACCATTAAATATAGAGGTAATTAATTAAAAATGAGTCAAGCAATGATTTATGATAAAATACAGTACGGAAGTGAAAGTTCTGCATACGGCACTGAAGCTAGTAGTTATACAGAATTAGGAAGAGTTCAATCATCAGATATTACACCAACAAATGGATTAATATATGATAGAGGATTAGGAGAAGGAATAAATGCAAGTAATACATATTACGGTCCATTTACAGCAACAGGAAGTGTTAGTTTTGACGTTGTAAGCTTTGATTTTTTAAAACACTGGATTGGAGCTAAAAGCGGAGCTGGAACTAGTGGAGACCATTATATATTAACAGAAGCAACTTATGTTGATGTCAGTGGTGCAACAAGTCTTGTACCTTTTAGTTTTGAAAGAATGAATCCTGAAGAATCAACAGATAGTGTTGAGTTCGCAACAGGTTGTGTTGGAACAGAATTTACATTAAGTGGTAGTATAGGTTCAAAACTTACTTGTGATGCTAGTTTTGTAGCACAAAAAACAGGATTTAGAACAAGTGGTGAAACATACACTCCTATTACTGACCCTGCATTTATTATGCTTAATGGTACATGGAAGTGGGGAGCAACTCCTTCAGCTTTAAGTGGAGTTAGAAGTTTCAATATAAGTTATAATAACGGATTAATAATTGACACTAGAAGTATTGATTCAAGATTTATAAGTAAACCAAAATTAGGACAAAGAGTATATACATTTGAAACATCTATTATTATGAGTAGTGATTTATCATCAACTATTATTAATGATTTTTATGGTTACGAATCAGGTGGTGTTTATAGTCCTGAAGATGGAAGCACTAGTATTAGTCCAACAAGTAGCTTAGAGTTTAAAGTTGAATTAGTGAATGGTTCTAATTATGCTTATTTACAACTAGATGAGTGTGCAATAGATGAAATTAGTAAACCTTCAAATCTTGGTGGAGGACTTGTATTATTAACATTTAAAGGTACAGCAAGAGAAGGTAAAGGAAATGTTCCAATAGAGTGGTGGTCAACATAATATTTAAAAAACTGTTTAATAAAAATCTTAGTGATGAATATTTAAATTTAAGTATTGGTAGAGTTTATTTTAAAAAAATTACTAATAAAATGGTTACTCAAATAGAGATTTTGAGTAAAGGAAATTCTAATGTGTATATTTCTTTATTTGAAAGAGCTATAACTAATTTAAGTAATAATAAAATAGATAATTTATTTTTAGAAGATGCTAATAAACTTAGAAAAAAAGTAAAAGAAATACTTATTGAAAATAATTTATTAAAAATTAAAGATGATGAACCAACAGAAAAAGAAGCTGACATTTTTAGTAAGAAGGATATTGAATGGTTTAATAAATCACACCAAACTGTTAGTAATAAATTAGGTATATAAAATGGTAGATGAAATAGCTACAGCTAAAGTAGAAATAAATGTTAATAGAGATGGTGGGCCAAGTGTTGCAGGTTCTAGTAGTAAAAAAGACAGCAAGAACATTGAAAAAACTGCTAAAAGCATGGAAGGATTATTTAAGCTTGTTAAGAAAGGTGGTGGAACTTTTGCTGCTATTCTCGGTGCTGCAAGTTTAGCAAGTGGTGCTGTCACTGCTGGAACAATAGGTGGTGCTGATGTTCTTTTTAATTTATTAAAAGATACTGAAACAGGAGATATGCTTGGAAGACTTCCTGGTGATATAGAACATATTATGCAACCAGGTGGTTATGCTAAGGTTTGGGAAGACGGCGTTGAAAAGGTTGCTAAAATTAACGAGATAACAGGACAAATAGATGAAGTTATAAGTATGCGAGAAGCTTCTGAACGTGGAATTCTTAACGAACTTAACGATATTAAATCAGAATATCAAACACATAATAATTTATACGGTGTTATTCTTAAAGTTTTTGAAACATATAAAGGAGACCTTATATTAACTTCAGAAAACGAAAAAAAAGTTTTATCTCAAACCGCACAAGAAGTTCGAGTTAGAGAAGAAATACAAAGAGAATTAGAAAAGAAGAGAGATAGATTAGCAGCTGCTAATAATAGTGGAGCTGGTTCAAAGTATACTCATTATACACCACAAGGACAACCATACTCTGCTGATGAACCAGGAACGTTTTGGGATGTTGTTTATGGTCAACAAAGTAATGAAAACACAAACAAGTGGGCTGATATTTATAATGCTACAAAAAACGGGCAACAAGTTAGTTTCATAGAAAATATTTTTCCTTGGGAGCAATAAAAATGGTTAAACCAACAATAAGTGAATTTACAGGAACTGAAAGTTTAGGTACAATCTTTAGAGAACAAAATAAAATACAAGTAAAGTTACTTGGTGGAAAACTTCCAGCGAGTAGTAGTAGTGGTAATGTTGAATTAAATCTCGGTGGAAAGATTAGAACAATAATAGTACAAGGAGCTAGTGATGGTGTAGGCTTTACTGGTGCAACACCCGAACAACAATTAGCGCAATTTGTTTATAGAATGGAAGAGTGGGTTAATAATGGAATACAAACTCTTCGTGTTTATACAGATAGTTTAAACGAAGAATACAATGTGCATTGTGTTGATTGGACTTGGATTAGAAGTTTTAGTGACCCTAATAGGATATTATACACATTAACACTGAGAGAAGCATACTCGTCAAGCTAAAAATGGTACAACAATTATTATATAAATTCGATGTAGATGGTACAGACATATTAAATTATGTTATGGAAGGCACAAAAATTTATTGTAGTAGAAATAACGATAGTGGTAATACAGCTAGAATCGTCGTTGATTCTAATGTTGATACTATAAAATCTTTAAGTGTTGGTCAAGAAATAGTTATTAGTAGAGGAGTTTCTAGCAGTACAGAAGATTATCGATTTAGAGGAAATATTAAAAAGATAGAATTAAATGAATCAGATAATTATGTTTTAATATGTGCTGACTTATTAAATCAACTAAAATACGACTTATTTACTTACTCTTACGATATTAATAACGACCCGCAAGCTGGAGAATTATCTGCTATATTTAGTGATATAGTAACAGATGGTGGATTTACTCCTAGTGTTATAAGCAGTGGTACTAGTTCTAGTGATGTAACTGTCAGAAAATTTATCAGTAAAAAAAATGATAGACTTAATAGGTTAAGCTTGATTGCTAGAATACTTAATTGGGTTTTTTATTATGATTATAATGATGAGGTTGTAAGGTTAGAACCGAAAGGGTATGAGTTTTATTCTAATGATTTAATTGTTGGAACAAACATTTTTAATGTTCTTAAATGGGAAGAAGATTTAGAAAGTGTTAGAAATAAAATAACAGTAGAAGGAGCTTATATTTTAGATACTAGAAAAGAAACAGAGAACGGAGATGATAGCACAACAGTATTTAATTTTACTTATACTCCTGAAACAACTGATTTAACTGTTGATGGAACATTACAAGTTAGGGGTGCTCCTGAATCAGGTGGAGACTATGATTATACTGTAGATGCAGAAAATAAAACTTATACTTTTGAATCTGCACCAACATCTGGGCAATCAATTGTTATGAATTATACTACACAAATTCCTATACCAGTAACTGGTACTTCACCTAGTAGTATTGCAAAATATGGTTTAACACAAGAAGATGTTTATGATTTTAAAGATGTTGTTAATATTACAGATGCAGAAACTAGATTAGAACAATTATTAAATATATTAGAAGATGCTCCTGTAAGTGTAGAAATACAAACAGATGAATATACAATTAGACCTGGAATGAAAGTTAATGTTGTTGATTCACAACACCCTAGTAGAGATGGTGAATATATTGTTTATGAAACTATTATTAATTATCCAGAACCTTTAGATACTATCACTGTTGGTAGTTTAAAATTTAATATTCAAAATTTATTTAAAACAATTAATGAAAGATTAAAAAGTTTAGAAAGTGCTGACACAAACCTTAGTGAGATTTTAAGAACACTTATTAATTTGTTACATCAAGAAGATTATTCCAGATATAGTATTGTTGCAGAAAAAAAGACTGTGTCCGGAGGTATTTATGGACATCCATCTCTTGGTGTATATGGAGTTAGTATATATGGTGATTCAACAAGTTTTATATTAGGAGATGTAAATTATGGAATATTAGGAACCAGTTCTTTAGGTGATAGTGGAGGAGCTTGGTCTGAACAATACGAAGAAATATATTGGAGTTAAAAATAAAATGGCAACAGGTGGAAAGATTACGAATAATGGAAGAATAAATGCTATAGATAGAGCTTATCTATCAACACCAACTTATACTGTACCTTACCAGTTTCAAGTAGGAATAGGAACAACAACACCACTTGTAACAGATACTAGTTTAGAATTACCTATACCTATAAGTGCTGGTACAGTTAACGATGATGGTGATAACCAATTAACAGGAAGTAATGGTGGAGATAATACTACTGATAATACTACAACATATAAAGAAGGTGCTAATGTTTCTGATAATACAGCTCAAAACCTTATAGCTAATGATACGAGTGCTACAAAGACTTGGGTTATAAGTGATTTATCAACTAATGGAACAATTATAACAGACACTTATTATTTAGCTGCGTGGTTATATATTAAAGATGCTACTGCTCTTGCTAAATTTAAAACTAGTGGTACATGTTTTGAATTAAAAGTTGGCAGTGATTCAAGTAATTATTATTCAATAACAAAAGAAGCAAGTGATTTAAGTGTTGGTTGGAATTGGATTTATTCGTGGCCTGACACCGTTGCTGACTTAACAGAAACAGGAACAGTAAGTGGTAATATAAATTATTTCGAAATAGAAATAACAACAAATAATACAACAGATGAATTCGTAGCAGGAGATGTTGTTTACGATTTATTAAGAACTTATCAAGATAGTGATTTATTTAAAACATTTGTTAGCGGGTATCCAAGTATTGATGAAGTAAATGTTAGAAGTACAATACGAGGATATTTAACAACAATAGAGGCAACAGGATTTAATATTTCAGAATTTGGAGTTTTTAATAATGATGCAACACCAGTATTATTAACACATGATGTTATTGACATACAAAGTAAATCCAGTACAGATGAAATAGCTATTGTTAGTAGAGACCAAATGCGTGAGAGAACATGAGTAAAAAAATAATACAAGAATATTTAGAAAAAACCTTTACTGAAGAAGGACATTTAAAACTTTTTAGATATTTACAAGAATTAATAAAATTAAAGTTTGAGATTAAAAATTATCCTTACACTAGAAAAGGTAAAGTTCTTGGTATGCCTGATAGTGAATGGTTTAAGTATTTTGATAGCGAAGATGAATTAAGAGGACAAATTAAGATGTTAATGAATATTTTAGGATTTCAAGCTGTAGAAGTTACTCTTTCTAACGGAAAGAAAAAACTTTATAGTTTTAAACAAGGAGGAAAATAATAATGGCAATTAAAAATACAAAACTTGGTGGAACTGATAATATTGATGGAGAAATTATATATGCTGCTGATGTTAATGATACAAATAATGCTATTATTTCAGAAACAGTTAGGGCATTTGAAGAAACTTGTCAAAATCGTTATGCAATAATTTATGATAGTGATGTTACAGAATTTAATACTTTGCAAGCAGATGGTTGGGTTGCAGGATTTGAAACACTAAGTGCTAGTGGAGATTATGATAGTGGTAATAGTACTTGTAATTATGATAGCCAAGTTGGTTGTATAATATGTGATGAGTATGATGATTTTGGAGATGCTAGTATTGATGCAACAAAATGGAATACTAGTCAAGTATCTGGAACAGCAACATGGACTGAAACTAGTGGACAATTAAGATGTGTTCTAGCAGCACCAGCACAGGGTCGTGCTAGAGCTGAAGGAAGTGGTGGAAGTCTTGATTTAAAAACTGCTGATTGCACAATACTTATTAGAACTGGTAGTAATGCAGAAATTAGCTCTAACGATTTTAGACTTAACATTGTTGATAGTGGAGCATCTAATAGAGATGAAATATTTAACGTTACTTCACCTTATTATCAAAACGCTATTATCGAATTATATGTTGATGTATCAAACACGAGAGTAAAATATAGACGTAGTGACAACAAGAGAGATGGTTGGAGTGGTTGGAGTTCATGGGTTACTTTAACTAATACTGGTGCTAGCTCTAATTGGTATTTTGAATTAGATTATGCATCAACTAGTAGTAATGATACTATGACTTTTGATTATATAAAATATGTTCAAGGTGCAGTAACACAAACATTTCAAAGTAATGGCTATAACCATCTTTCTGCTAATGCAAATTATGTTGGGACTCCTTTAGCTTGTAATAGCGGATTATTTAGTGTTAATACAGAATTAAATGGCGCAACTCCAACTTGGAGTATTAGTGCAGATGATGGTTCAAACTTTTCAACAATAACAGATAGAATCGGAGTAATAGCTAATACTGGTAATCAAATAGTATTAAAAGGAAGTATTACTACAAGTACTGATAGACCAAGTTATATTTATGAATTTGGAGTTAAAGGATTAGAGAGGTAAATAAAATGACATGGGGAATTTTAACAACAAAACTTGGTGGAACTGATATCACTGATGGTAATGTTTTGTATGGTGCAGATTTAGTTGACACATTTGATGCAGCAATACTAAGACAAAGTGTTTCATCAGAAGACACAACAGAATACTCTATAGCATTTGCTGGTTGGGTAGACACTGGTTATAGTCTAACATTCACTTGTCCAAAAACCAACCATAAACTTATAGGATTTAAAGTGGTTTATGATACAAAACAAAGTGTAACAACAACTTATGATTACGGGTTAAGATTAAAAGTTACTAATGGCAATTCTGATGTTGCTTATTTAGGTAATAATTCTATGAAAATATGGGATGATACCAATAATAGATATAGTGAAGTTGAAAGTATTATGGGAGATATATATACTGGTACAGGTTATGCAACTAAAACAGAATACGTGTTTTTTAAAGGCACTGTAAACACACACCTTCCTATTGATACAGATTTTACATTTTTAAATGATTACGAAGGATTTGGTATTAACGGAAACGATTACACTGTTGTTATTCAAGGAAGGGGCAGACAAAAGTTTTATACAGAATCAGCAGACTTATATGTTAAAAATGTTACTATAACTGCAATATGGCAATCATTAGGAACAGCAACAGTTGAAGGATGGGCTTAAAAATGAAATGGTTAACTGATTTATGGAAAAGAATTGTTGAAAGTGATAATCAATCTTTAATAGATAAAAATAATTTGTTGATTAATGAAGTTAAACAATGTAATGCAGAAATAAACAAGTTAATAAAAGAAATAAGCGAACAAGAAAAACTTGTAGAAGAACTAACAAAAGAAAACCAGATATTAAAAGAACAATTACCAACAACATTTAACATAGACGACGCAAACTTACTAGACTATTTTAAAAGAACATCAGTAAAATACTCGTTTAAAGGAAAAAGAGAATACTTACATAAAAGTTTAAACAATTTCAGCGAAGACACAGAATACATAGAAAAATATGTTGCATTATTAATTGATTTAGGATTAAAAGATTCTTATAAAGACGAAGACGCAGTAGTCTACGCAACAAAAAGATTAATAGATGACTATGTTGATGATGGTGATAATTATGATACAGACCTTGAAAGCTTTGGTAAAAGAGAATGGTGGCTTACACCTCAAGAATCATTTGATTATTACATAAAAGATGAAGGTGATTGTGATGATAAAAGTGCATTATTATATGGTGCAATAATATCAGCACTTAAATATTTTGGTTACGACCATTATACTTGGAGACTTTTAAGGTTTGATATGACACAACCAGTAGGTCATGCTATTTGTATATGGCTTAGAAGAAATGGTTTATGGAAAAGAATAGAAAGCACTTACTACTCTGACAGTATTAGTAGAACTTTTTATAATGATAAAACAGATATTTTTTTAGGAGAATATGTGAAGGTTTATCATATTTTTAATGAAGAACATGAATATAAATTAAAATGAAAAAAAATTGTAAAAAGAAAAGTTTTTATGTTTTTTGCATTACCAAAAACAAATTAACAAAAATCTTATGGAGGTTATTTAAATGAAAACAATAATAGCAAAAATATTACTTAACGTTGCAACTTGGTTATTTGACAAAGTTTACGACTTAGTAGATAGAGACAATGATGGTAATATTAGTAAAGAAGAGTTATTAGAAACAGCTAAGTATTTAGATAAGTGGAGTAAAGAATTATTTAAAAAACTTAAATAGTTTAATATATATTTTTTTGTATATAAAAATATTTAAAGTAGTAAAGTAAGAATAACTATGAAGGTGGTATTATGTCAAAAGAAGATGATTTAGAAAACAAATTAAAAAACTTAGAGGTTGAAATGGAAGAATATAAATCTACAGAAGAATACACAGCTATTAAAAAACTAGAGAAGATGGGTATCCAGCCTTCAGAAGTTATTAATCTTGCTAAAACACTAGAGAAAAGCAAACCAATAGAAAACGTACATTATAAAATAGGTAAAAGTAAAGTTAAATATGTTGCTTTTGGAGATACACATATTGGTAATAAAAATTATAAACCACATATTATGACACATATTGGTAAGCTTGCTAAAAAAGATGATATAGATTTCGTTGCTTGCACAGGAGACATTCTTGATGGTTGGTACCAAAACAGGCCACAATCATTATTTGAACAAAACGCTATAGGATTAGACCAACAACTTAATATGGCAACTAAAGAATTAAGCAAACTACCTAAAGATAAACCAGTATTTTTTATTACAGGAAACCATACTTATAATACTTATATGAGAGGAGCAGGAATAGAAGTAGGACCTAAAATAGTTGATATGATGAAAAACAAAGGCTTTGACAACTTTCATTATCTCGGGAATGGAGAAGGTGATATTATTTTAAACAACGGAAGCACTATTAAAATGCTTCACCCTGATGGTGGAACAGCTTACGCTATTAGTTATCGTAGTCAAAAAATAGCTGAAAGCCTTACTGGTGGAGAAAAACCGGAAGTATTATTAATAGGCCACTTTCACAAGGCAGAATACATTTTTTATAGAAACATTCATATTTTCCAAACAGGAACACTCGAAGGTCAAACAAAGTTTATGAGAGGAAAACACATTCCTGCTCATACAGGTTTTTGGGTTATAGAAATGCTTGGAAAACATAAGAACAGACAAATAGATGCAGTGAAACCAATGTTTATACCTAAATACGATTAAAAATGCAGGATAAATCAATTGATGATAAAATAGTTAAAGTTGATAGGAAAAATGCTATTGATTCTATGTATAGAGCATTAAAGGTTTATCATAAACAAGAAAAACAAATTCTTAATGCTAAAGCACAAATAGTTAATTTCTTGAATGATGCTCAAATGTATGAATCACTTGGTTTCAGGGTAGATTATTTCTTCAATAAAGATACAGGTAGTTATACTTTTACATACCAAGAAAAGGATAAAATAGGTTTTAAACCACGAAAATACTTCATAACAGAAGCTTGAGAGAGTAAAGAAGGATTTGAAGAGCATAAAAAATGAAAAAAGCATTAATAGGAATAATAGCAGCAACATTATTAACTAATTGTTCTAATAATAATTATTTAGGAACACATACAAATGTTGATTTTAGACAAAAAGATAAAAGATTACACGCAGGAGTTAGCGCAGTATTAATGCCGACATTTGATGCAGCATATTTATTAACAATGCCGGAAATGAATAAAGATAAAAGATTATTATTATCTTATGCTTCAACATTAGGAGTAGGAGCTAGTAAAGAATTATATGATAAATACTTTGGCAATACTGGTTATAGTTATTTAGATATGGAAGCTAACGTGTATGGTGCTACAACTGGTTTAATTGTTACTCCTTTTCTTGATAGATTCTTTAAGTATGTTTTTAGTAAAACAGTTGATGGTGGTATTAGAAAAGAAATTAATAAAGAGAAAAAGAAGCTTGATAATATTGAAGATAAACTTGAAGAAATGAAGAAGATGCTTGAAGATGACTAATAGAATAAGAAGCAATCTTGAACGACAAGCTAAAAGAAACCTTGAAAAAGATGAAACAATTATGAAAATGAGCAAACACCACAACCTATGTGACCTTGTGAAAAAAAGGTTTGAAGAAAAAGGAAGAGGAAAATGTTATAAAATTGTTCGTGAAGAACAAGAGTATGGTATGCAAAGAGTTAAGCATAATGGTATGCCTATAATAGGTGAGTGTGATGATTTCGCTTTACATGTTGGTAGTAATGGTAAGCGGTATTTGTATGTTGTAGAGGTTAAGAGTTCTAATACTAGAAAAGGAAGACGTAAAGCTTATTTGCAATTAGCTAAAGATAGTGTTCATTATAAGCAATTATTTAAAGCTGATAAAGTGTTTGCTTTTTATGCTCATGGTTATCGTGATGATAAGAAGGGAACCAGGATTAATTATCGTTATGTTCCGCAATCTAGGCTTGAACAAATCATAATAAAATAAGTAATTTTTCTTTCAGTTTATTTATAAAGGACTTCTTTTTTGATAATTCATTTATATATTATATATACAAAAGTATATAAACATTTATATAGTAGTTATGGTATTATTAGTATTGTGATAAACACAAATCACAAAGGAGGTCAAACAAAATGAAAATAGATAATAAAGAAGATTTAAAAGAATTAAGTAATGACGAATTATACAAAGAATTTAGACAAGTAAAATGGAATAGTGTTGAATACAAAATGATTATACATGAAATTGTAAGGCGAAAAGGTGATTAAAAAATGAAAGAGAATAAAATAATACCTATTAGAATAGTTAAAAGTTATACAGGCGAACAAATTGATGAGGATTTAATTTTTCAAATGTATAAAGAATTGCAAGAATATTATAACAAGGTGGAATAAAAATGAATGTAACAAATAAACAAATTACTCTTAATGAGTTACTTAGTATAAGTAAAGAAGTGACAAGGGTATTAATATCTAATAGTGATGTTAATACTTTTAGGATAGATTTTAATTAAAATAAAGGTGGTTTAATATGGATTATGAAAAAGAACTAAATATGGAACTTAAAAAGAAAAAATTATTTTTTTGTTTTGAGAAAGTAAAGAATACTAAGTTTTTTTGTTTATATAAGATTTGTGAAAATAATAATAAGAGTTTAGTTTATGGTTGTGAGAATATTGATAGTTTGTATAAATTCTTATTTATATTATTGCAACATTATAATTTAAAATAAGGAGTTAATAAAATGAGCAAAACAATAATAATATGCGACAAAAACAAAGAACTAATAAAAAAAGTAAAAAAACTAATAAAAGAAAACAAAAAAAACAAAGCAGAAATAACACTAAAAGCACACAATATGGACATACTAAAATGTAAAAAGAAATACCCAAACGCTAAAATAGTAACAGCAAGTAATCCTAGTTTTAATGCAAGAGGAGGACTAGACCTAATACTAAAAAATATGTATCCAACCGAGTGGGAACAAGCAAAAGAATTTAATTTCACAGATAACTTATTTTTTACAATAAGTGTTAACAAATATATTAAATCAACAAAGAAGATAATACAACGAGCATTAATAGGAATATACGCATACAGACACATACACGATTTTATATTAACAGGAATAGGAACAGCAATAGGCGGATTAAAAGAAAACGATTTTATTAATGAATTACAAAAAATATTAAACAATAACCTAAAAAGGAGTGACCTAAAAGGGTGTAACCTAAAAGGGAGTGACCTAAAAGGGAGTGACCTAAGCGAGAGTGACCTAAGCGAGAGTAACCTAAGATGGAGTAACCTAAGCGAGAGTGACCTAAGATGGAGTAACCTAAGCAAGAGTGACCTAAGATGGAGTAACCTAAGCAAGAGTAACCTAAGCAAGAGTGACCTAAGATGGAGTAACCTAAGCAAGAGTAACCTAAGCGAGAGTAACCTAAGCAAGAGTGACCTAAGATGGAGTAACCTAAGCAAGAGTAACCTAAGCGAGAGTAACCTAAGCGAGAGTGACCTAAGCGAGAGTAACCTAAGCGAGAGTAAAAACTTCCCAAACAACAATCACAAATTCTTAAAAGACTTCAAAAAAACAAACAAAGGATACATAGTATACAAAGCCTTCGGAAACACGTTTTACACAGCACCAAAAGAATGGAAATTAAAAAAAGATAGTATAATAACAGAAATATGCAACCCAAACAAACAAAACGAGTGCGGTTGCGGAGTAAACTTTGGAACACTAAACTGGATAAAAGAAAACCTAGAAAAAGAAAACATCGAAGTATGGGAATGCTTATTATTATTTGAAGATATGATAAACCTATGTGTGCCATACAATTATGACGGGAAAGCAAGATGTGAGAAACTAAAATTAATCAAAAAGGTGTAATGAAAATGAATAAACAAGAAATAATAAATGAACTAAAAAAAATGTGTTGGGAATGTCAAAAAATAGATAGGAAACAAGAAAATGAATATTAAATTATTAGAAAAATTTTGGAATTGGTTACGAACTGATTATCCTAGAGATTCTTATACAGAGATAAAACTGATGAATATTGAAGATGATAGGTTGTATAAACAGGTTCAATGCTTTCAAGAAGAACATGATATAGTTATTAGAAAAAATTGTCAGTTTTTTATTAAAGAATTTAAAGATTTATGGCAAATATTAAATTATAAAGCAGGAATTTTTGATAAATATTCTAAAATATGTTATTCAATTTCGCCTAAGTTTTTTGATGAAAAAGGAGATATATCAGGCAAATATGACCATATGAAAATAGCTGATATGATTTTTTTAGACATAGAAAAAATAGAACATTCGTCATTAACTGAAGAAGATGAACCTTTCATAAAACAATTCATTAATAATGTAATGGATAGATTAAGACAATATGGTTTAACAAAACCTGTAGTAGTTCATAGTGGTGGAGGGTATCATTTGTTGTATAAAGTTAAACGAATGAAATTTGATAAAGGTAGAAAATTAGGATATAAACAATTTATATCTGAATTAGAATTTTTAAACTCAAAATTGTATAAAATTGACCACTGTGTGGATTTGAGTCGTTGCATTGGATTACCAGAGACCTTTAATAATAAACGTGGTAAAAAAGTAACTATAATAGGACCTATTCCAAAAGAACCAATTGATGATTATTATATTAAGAGTAAAAGAATGGATTTAATAAAAAAATTAGAAAAACAATTAAAAGGAAGAAAAATCGACACAGGAAGTAATGAGTATTTTGCTGGCTATGTTGATGGTTGGAATGATAGAGAAGCAAAAGTAAAACATAGTGAAAGTGATTGGGAAGAATTAATGTCTGAAGAAGATAGAAAATTGAGGTAATAAGAATGAGTGAACAAATACACATAATAAAAAAAGAAAAACAAAACAGTTACGAGCACGGAAAAGCTGGTAATCGTGTGAAAATATATTATGACGACGTTAAAAAACTAGAACAACAACTAAAAGAGATTAAAGAAATGGAAAAACGAATGGAGGAACATCAAAATGCATAAAAAAATTAACAGTATAACAATAAATAACATAATAGAAAGACATCAAAAACCCGAAAATAATACGTATAGCGCGAAGTTTCAATCTTACGGATATGATAAATATTACGCGGCGTTTATAGAAACAAAAAACAAAACATACCTATTTGTAAGAGATATTTTTGATGATGATAAATATAGATGTTTAAAGGTGTATGAAAAATGAATAAATGTAAAAAATGTGGAAAGAATTATCCTGCTCTAATGTTTTTTAGATTTGATAAAGGTATTTATTTACCAAAACATTTTCAAATACAAAAAGCGGATGAAGAGGATATAAAAAAAGAAGTAATGAGAACATCAGAGATAATAAATGAATGGGATAACAAAATTATTTGTCAATCATGTCTTAACCATTTAAAAGAAATGATAGCGATAGATGATTACAAAATTAGAAACTGTGAGCACTTAAACATAAAAGGAGCACATGTTCCACATGTAACAATATTAAACGGGTGAAAACAATGGTTAATTATAAAAAAAGATGCAAAAAATGCAACAAATGGTTTATACCCACAAATGCTTTAATGAAGTATTGTAATCAATGTATTAAGAGGTAAAAATGGTAGAAGTGAACGAATTTCAAAAAGGAGAAAAACACATGTTAAGAAAAATAATAATGCTGTGCAATCATCATAAAAAAATTAACAAATTACAACAAGCATTAAGTAACATGTTAATACAATATGATGAAATTTTTAACGATGAATATTTACAAAAATATTAATTCAAGAAACCAGTAAAGGAAACTCTCCAAATATTATACACAGGATTGACCTCCGTGCTAATTATTTCTTTCCTTTATTGGCTTGATAATATATATTTTAGTATATAAAAATATTTAAACTAGTAATTTTTAAATAATAATATAATTCGAATGGAATTATAAATTTGAGGTAATAAGATTGGATGATTTATTAATATATAAAGATGAGGATGATTCTAAAAAAACAATATATTGTAAAATAACAAATATTGGTTTATCATCAATACAATTTATGACCTCACATTCTAACATTATAACTATACCTATGAACAGAGTTATTAAAATAAAACAGAAAGAGGGGTCTGCGAATGAATAAACAAAAGGATTATATTAAACGATTAAAAGAGATTAGTATAAGTCCTTTGTTTGGAGCAATAAATTATTTTAATAACAAACAAAAGAAGTGGGTACCTGGAAAAAGAGAAGATTTAAACAAGCGAGAATATTGGGACCATATAACAGTAGCAAGTAACGCTGTTCATTACGAGTTAGACGCTAGAAGTTACGCTGCTAATTATAAGATAGCTAAAAAAATTATTAGTGTTCTTGACAGTAGAGGTTGGGATTATAATATATTTATTAGTAGTAGAAAAGGCATTCATATTGAAACATATTTTAATAAGCCTGAATTTAAGAATCAAGAACAAAGAGACTTATTCACTAATGCTATGAGTTATGGTTTGTCTTTTAAACATATTCGTTTCTGGTTATGGAATCTTATTCTTGATGAAGCCGCAATATCTAAAGAATTGCGTGGTAATGGTAAAATAATTGATTCTAATTGTATAAACTTTGATGATTTACAAGATAAAGACAGATTATTAAGGGTTTGTGGTGGTTGCAAGAAGTATTATAATAAGGTTACAGATGAAGAAGAAATATATTATAAAACTTACGTAAACAATGCAGATTTCAAAGATAAATCAATAAAGGTAAAAGTATTAGATGATGTAAAATATCCTGTTAAAACAAGTTTATTTACGTTTAACATATACGAGTTCTGTGAATTCTTAGAAAACTATGTAGAAAACGCTAAAAATAGCGATATAGAACAACTAAAAAAGATAGATTTAACACAAGAAGGTGGATATATAAATCTAGAAACAGTAAAACTAATAAGAGAAGGATTAGGAAGAGGACAAAGAAGTATAGGAGCACAAATCTTAGCAATAGCAATGAGTAATGATGAACTAGATTTAAAAACTCAAAAAACAATAATGAAAGATTATGTTTCTAAATGCTCACAAGTAGGAGAACCATTCACAACAGAAGAAGCAAATCAATGGATATACTGGGTTCAAAGTCAAGAACACGTGTTCTGGAACTGTGGATTAGCAGAGCAAGCAGGGTTACACGATGCGAGCTTATGTGATTATTGCAAGAAAAAACATAAAGAAGCTTACGATTTCTTATATAATAAAAAGATATTACAAGAAATAAAAGATGTGTTAGATAAAGAAATAATGGGTGAAGACGAAACAAAAATGTTAATGTTCCTATTAGTATTAAGTAAAGATTTTCCCTCACGAACAGGGTTACCAGGATGGAATATAAACAGTGACTCAATGAGCCAAAACATAATACTAAGCAGTGATAGCAGCAGCGGTAAAACATATATGACAAAAAAAATACTACAATTATTCGGAGAAAAAAACAAGGATTATTACGTAATGAGTAGAATAACAAAAAATGTTCTAAATTATATGGTAGATATAAATATGGACAAAAAAATCATATTCATAGAAGAAATACAAGGATTAGACGAAGCAACCAATCAATTAAGATTATGGATGAGTGAAGGAGAATTAACACTTAAAACAGTGGAAAAAATCAAGAACGAAGAAGGAATAGAAGTAAATATGAGCACAGACAAGTCAACAGTGGGACAACCAGTATTCATAACAAACCAAGCAGAAGGAGTAATAGAAGAACAACTAAATAATAGGTCTTGGGTACTAGGAATGGATACCACGACCAATCAAACAAGTAAGATATTAACATATCAAGACACTTTAAACATAGGATATGATAAAATAAATGAGATAGAAATAAGAAAAATCAGGGACGCAATGAAACAATTAAAACAATACCATTTCATAATACCATACGCTGACTGGAAAGCAATGAATATACCAATAAATGATGTTAGAAGCAGGAGAGATTACCAAAAATTTTTAACATTAATAAAATGCAGTGCTTATTTACACCAAAAACAGAGATACATAGTGAAAGATGAGAAAGACAGAGAATACATAATATGTAGCTTTGAAGATTATAATATAGCAAAAGAGTATAGTCATAACATATTAGGAGCAACATTCAGTGGGTTAAGCATAAACCAAATAGATTTATTAAATCATATTAGGAAAAGTAATTGGTCAGAAGAATTTATGATAAGTGATTTAATGAGAAACTTAGGAAAAAGTCAAAGTCATTGGTACGGACAATTATCACAATTAGTGGATTTAGGATTCCTTACTTGTGATAAAAATATGGGAAAAAGCAACATTTATTCATTAAATAAGAACCGAGTTGAAACAGTTGTTAACCTACCAAGTGACCTATTACTAAAAAGGGCTACCTATTATCAAGTTTTGCGATTTTTCGAAAAAAACAAGTTTACAATAATTCAAGATTGCGAAGATTCCGAAAACTCAGTAATAGCAAATGATTTTCGTAATAGGTGCGAAAACCTTTATAACCT